TATTAAGCAAGTAATTCTCCATTCACCCATAGGATCAAACTTAGTGTCTGGTTCTACAAGCCATGCAAATTGAAACTTACAAATTGGTGTAGTGCAGTTTAGAATTTCAGATTTGAGATTCATTTGTGTAAATCAGTTAGTGGATCTGTTGTAATCACTTGAAAACCATACGGTCATCATGTGCGTATGCAATCTTACTCCTCATTTATCCCTTGTCACTCATTCATCAACTAAATACATAAGGAGCTGACATAACTTCTTGAATATCAAAATCTCCCATCTCTAGTGGTGCTGGTAATTTACTTGGATCATCTAACTGAGTAGAAGCTTGATCATATAAATCATTTAATACATTATTCTGATAAATCTCTACAAAACTTTCCTTAGCACAAGCAACAAAGTCTTCTATTTGTCCTGCTACTGCTCCGTAACAATCATGGATGGTACAAACCTGATCTATTCCCCTTCTCTTTGCCTTCTCTAAAGCTAGGTGAACATTGGCAGCATCCATGCTATGCACGAAATTAGCTGGAAAACTTTGTACTGATCTTCTTTTATCTATTTCATCTAAATCTTCTAATAGTGTCAGTCTTATAGTGCTATGCCCCATTTGAGTTTTAATCTTTTTACTAAAAGTTCTTTGATAACTTTGCTTAACTAGAAAGTTAGAAGGAGTTAACCATTCAATTTGTTTCTCTTCTTTTGTAAAACATCTGCCTAATTTAGTTAAATAAGACATGACTTCAGTAGAAGAAGGACATACATCTGCAACTGATTGTTTAATCATTTCTGCTAGATAATGGTAATGCTTAAATGTCTGAGTACCCCAAGGAACTTCTATGTTATGTTTAACTAAATACTCCTTCAAACACAAAGCTATACCATAGATTGTGCCCGAATAAGGTATCATCATAATTGGTTTCTTTATTAGTTTTCTTGTTATAAATTCTTTATGATCAAACCAATCTTTTGCGTATGGTCTTTCGTCATTTGATAGATTAAATATTAAATTAGTTCTTATATTTTCATATAAATCTTGTGGTTCTTCTGACTTACATAAGTTAACTGAACTAGCAAGATGTTTATCTAAAACCATTGCTGCAAAATGTTGATATCCATTATTAGTTCCATCAAGCATGACTGGATGATGACTAATAAATCCATATCCCTGTTCATCTAATCCATTCATGTCTAAGCACCAGCTAAGAAATTGCCAGGGCTCCTCTGCTTTACTCCATAAACTCACATAACTCTCAGGATTACCTGCAATATTTCTAGCCATATGGATACCTTCATTATTAGCCCATTCAATTCTTTCCTTATAACTAGCTTTAGTCATGCCCCAATGATTTGCACCAGCAATACAAAGCCAGTTCCTATCCTTTTCATTTTTAATGGGAGCACCTTTTTCAAACTGGTGTAATCCTCTAGTTAAATCTGTTCCCTGTGGATTAAATGACCCAGATACTGCGTATAAACGTCCGGTAAAATCTGCCTGATGTACGTGGAAGAATGACTTAGAACGATAGTATTCAGCAGTATCTATGATAGTTAAACACTGATATCTCTTAGCTCTGTTATGTGCATTGGTGTCATATGTAATTGATGTTTCTCTTTTCCATTTATTACGGGCATCATCATTTGTATTTATGTCAAATGGTTTAGGAGGTATAGGTAATGGTTCTGCATCTATCAAACCACCAACTTGTGTATTTGTATTCCAGCAATAGTTAGCAGCTTCCAAGACAACTTCATTAATTCCATACTCAGTACCTTGTAAAGCATTTAATGCAACATAAAAAACTTCTGGGTTCTCATCATCAAACTCTTTTGAATAGTCATTTCCCTTTGTCTTGACTGCTTTTATATTGCTTAGTCTTTCTGTATAAAATCCACCATCAGCAAAGTTAGACCAGTTCTTAGGTTGAATAAGACAAGGCATTAGCAATGGATAAGCAGCTAATCTATTGGTCTTCTGTCTCTTTACCCAAGCCAAACTAGCTTCAGTAAATTCCAGATAAGTTCTCTTTGTTTTATTAAATAAATACCCCTTGTTAACCAGCTTTACCAAGCCAACTGACTTCATTAACAGGTCAATTAAAGTTAGACCTGCTCTTAGTTTGTCTTCCTTTTTCCACGCTTCAAACTGATACCCCTTATTCCTCATGTGACCAAGGACCATAGCTCTTCTATAGCCATAGTGTTTTGTGTCACTGATATGGGTTTTTAATATCTCAAAATATCTAGGGTCATCCTTACGGAAAATAGAAAACTTATCTTCATCTTCCAGTAGGTTCCCTATCTTTACTGCTACTCCAGCTGCTGTAGTTTTGTGTTGACTGACGTTATCTAAGATTGCTTTGAATGCTATGTAAGCAACAACATCAACGTCTTTAAACCTTTGAAGCAGGATAGCAGCTCTAGCTTTTCTTCCTGGTTTAGCTCTCCAAGCTCTATCAATAAACTTACCAATCTCTTCTACAAAAGGTTGTAATCCTGCTTGCATCATGGTGATGGCATAAGGATTATCTGATTCTCTACCTTTCTCTATGTTGTTTCTAATCTTGCTGCAATAAGAATCAAAGGCTCTTCCAGCCATTTCATTCTCATGTTGGACCTGAATCTGGGCTTGATCCATTAGTAACTCCTTGTTTTGTAAAAGTTACCTAAGCCAATTAAACCTAGGTAACTATGGTTTTTAAATTAGTTCTCTACTATCAACAACCATCATCCCATCAGATTCAGGCCATTTACCCCTTGCTATTTCAACAGCTTTTGCTGCTGAAGATGCAGTAATTAGCTCCTTTCTGACACCAGGATCATAATTAGAATCAGAGATCTTAATTACAAATAGTTTCTTAGGCAAAGCACTAGAAAAAGAATGGTAAGCCATCAAATATTCTCCCACTCATTTAAGTCAAGCATAAAGTTAGCTGTCTCAGCAGCAAACTTAGGAGATACAGTCTGAGCAATCATAAGAATCGCCAACTGTTTTTTCTCACTATCTGGTAAATCAGACAGCACGTTTAGACACTCCTTAACTTTGTTAGAAATGCCGGTGAATTGTTCTTTGTTAATAGTCATTAGTTTTACTCTTATGTGTAAGGTGCAAAATTATCAACAGACCTAAAGTATCGACCAACTTCTTTAGGATCTTTCTTACAAATATCTCCCCAATACATCAAAGAATGTCTACTAGATTTCCATGTACCATCAGGATCAATATATTTAGAGTCAATTAAAGACTCTAGTGTTGGTTCGTTAGGTTGAGTAGGTTTTGGTAAATGTAAATCACCAGAAACAAAAGAATCCATTGTTAAATGAAAGAAAAGACTTAGTTGATTCTTGTAAGTTTGGTACTCATCTTTGCCTTTATATTTTTTATAAAGAGCAAACATTTTTCTAACATCCCTAGAGTGAACATGACTAGGAAGTTCAATGGTTCGTGAATCAATTTCCATTAGTTTTCCTCCTTTGTTGTGTAGTAGTTGGTAATGGTTTCAGCTAACGCTTCTATCAGCTCATGATCCCAAGGCTCATCTTGTGCTAACCCAAAATTACTTAGGTTCTTGATCATGTCTTGTGCTAATTCAGCCTTATAGCCTGGTTGAGACATCTGATATTCAGGTGTCCAAGGACAATCATTTGGATCTAAATAAGTCATAACTTTTCCTTACTTAATCCATCAACCCAATCTGTAAGATCTTGAAGAATTTCTTCTAACTCTTCTGTCTTATGTTTTGGTTGATTAGCTTTCTTACTCTTCTCTCTAAAGATTGATTTAAGTTCTTCAACTTCATACTCTCTAGTAGAGAATAAGTAATTGCATTTAGAACACCTCCTCCTCCTACGGATAAATGGTGTCTGGTCTGTATTACGTGTATCCACTGAAGGAGCACCAGGAATTTTCTCCTGACCTGCTCCAGTGGATACAAAACTTACAGAGCCACAAGAAGGGCACTTAAGCATCTTTAAAAAAGCAAATGGATAATAAATAAAAATCCGGCTAGGGATATTAAGACAAGTTGTCTTTCCCTTAGCATTTGCAGCTCATCTTGTTGGCTATCAATAACCTCTAAGGCAGCTGTAACTATCTCTACTCTCGTAGAGTTTTCTGTGATGTTGTTAGACATAACAAATAGATTTCTGGGGCTTGCGTAGCTCTTCTGTAGCGCTAAAGCACTACTAAAGCACTACTTTGTAGGCTCCTTATAAAAAGGAACCTGTGGAAGGCCCACAAAGAGCCCTCCATAGGTTCATTTATTCAGGTAAAGAGTCAGAGTCATTAAAAAACCAATCATCATTAGCCTTAGCTATTTGATACTGTTTCAACTTCTCTTCTTCTAGTTCGGATGGGCTTTTATGTTTAAGCCCATAACCTTGGAATAATTCACGCTCAGTCATTTGTTTTGACCTCTTTTTTTGTCTTATCTGCTTCAATTACTTCCTTCATATTGGAAGCAACATCTTCAACAGAATTAACATCATCTAGAGATACTTCCTTAGAAGAGTCTCCACTCATAAAAACAATAGAAGGCATAATTAGTTCTGGGCTGTTGTAAAAGGCTTATTAGATAAGCCTGTGAAACCTCCACTAGGAAGGCTTCATAGGATCATCTAGTAGTGCATCTAACCATGAAATATTCATGATCATTACAGCTCCCTCTTGACGCAATATCCCAATACTCTTCCTTCCTTAATTCAATTGGCCAGGCTTTAATTAATTCAATAGCAGCTACATAATGATTCTCTACACTACTTAGTGCTGATTGGTAATTAACAGTTTTTCTATAAGTGCAATCATGTCCTCTTTTGTGCTCTGCTTTAATTTTCCCCCTGCCTTGTGAATCTGTTTTATATGTAGTGGTTATACAAATAAATGAAGGAATAGTCTCCGCTTCTTTTATTGGTAAAAAAGAAATGGTTTCTACTGTTGCAGTAGTCATAAGTTTTTAAAGGTTCTGGGACAATCACTAGCTAAACCAGTGATCAATTTAATTATACATCTACCTAGTGCTTTGTCGATCCTACCTAGTACCTTTGATCGAATGATCCCTTGGTACGACTTGCACTCTCTTCCTTTGTTTCAGTTTGTTAAGGGCTATAGGTAGGCCATCGATGAAATAAAAAGACAAGTACAAATGTACTAAATGTAGTTATTAGGTCCTATTCAGTGACTATACCTCCCCTATCCTGTCCAAAGTTTGTCCAAATGGTATTCATTAATTACTAATAGACTGCTACCACTGGCTTTAAAAGGCTTGCGTAACTGTCTATTAAGCAGTTATGCAAGATTTATACAGTAAAAAGGCTCTTTTTTCTCTGGTTTTTGACTATAGAAGGGGGAGTTTTTAGTTTCCATATATACGTATACCCCTTCAAATTTTTGCGTTAAAACAAAGGGGAGTAGTTAGGAGGAGACAATAGGAAGGTAGAGGGTGCCCCAAAGGGATCGCCCAGAATGATCCCAATGGGACGTTATAGGAGTTAGCTATAAGAGGTCATAAGGGTGTTATAGGAAGGTTATAAGGAGGTTTGTGTAGGGCTTTTGGTTAGAAAGAGAGGGAAGAATCTGTAGCAGCTTCTTCTTTTGTTAGAAACCTTTGAAGTCTTTTGGAGTCCTGTTTGTGTTTCTTTCTTTTTTCTTTTGTTACTTTTCTTTTTTCTTTCTTTGTTTCTCCCTCTGCGAGGATCTACTTCGTAGATGGGCCCCTGGGCAAATGGGTGTGGAACCTTAAAGAAGATTTAGTAGTGTCCTTAAAGATGATTTGGGGGTGACCCTATTGTCAAATTATGGGTGACCTTAATTAGTGGAGAGTACTAAAAAACCCTTTGACCTCATCTAAAAGCCAAAGGGTTTAGTAGCCATCTAATCCCATTAGATGTGTAGTAAGTAGCTTGCATTAGAAACTACAAAGTTAGTGTAGTTAAAACATGGAGGCATTGGAATGGTCAGTTTGTTTAATTTGGTCCATAGACATACCCATAGCTGTTTGGGTGATGGTGTTGTTTATGGAGGAACCCCATTCATCTAGGTGGAGTCTTAGTAGTTCTTCTTTTCTAGATCTTATGTTGCGGTCTTCATCAGCAGACATGTAATCAGTCCAATAGGAGACAGCACCAGAAAGGGCATCTAGGATATCGTCATGAACTAAGGAGCCTTTGTGACGTGTTATGCGGGACATTTGATAAAAAAGCTGGAGTTTTAGTTTTCTTTCTGGTGCTTCATTTGTATTGGATCTGTAGTCTTTTTCTACGACTTTCCTATCAATGATTAATCGGTGAGAGTTCATTACAGGTTCTAGGGTATCTATAATTCTGAACTCTTTTGTCTTGTTATTACGTACGTTTTCTACTTGGCAGGAATGAAATTTAGAAAGAACAGGTTTAAGTAGTTCAGCAAACATACCTCCACCAAAGTTTTCTTCAACGATGATGGTATTTACTTTGTGATCTCTAGCTAATCTGGCTAATTTTGTAAGAACAGATTCGTCATAGCCACCAATTAGGCCACCTGCATCTGATACAAATAGGTTTCCATTAAGCATCTTGACAATTGCGTAACCAGTAGCATCTTTTCCTTTACCAGAAGGGTCAATAGACATAACTGAACCTGTGTATTCGATCCAGTCACCAAATTCTTGTGCAGGTCTGTAGTACCTGTCTCCATTGAAACCTACACATGGGAGGTCAGGGAGGGAATATTCAGGAGAATTAGACCATATGATTTTTTCTGGAGCATGTTCAGGGTTAATTGAAGAGATTATTAGGTCAGAAAGTTTAAGAGGATATCTATCTTGGTCACTTAGACTTGTATCCAGCATGAACTGGAGGGAAAAGCCAGAACGACCATAGGAAGCTTCTCTTTCCATTAGGTCAACACTGTTGAATCTTTCTGGATCAACAGGATCTTTAGGCTTTACAACCTCATCAAGGAGCCTTTGAGCAACTTTAGGAGCAAGTCTATCTCCGTAATTGTTTTTAAGGTTTGGATATCTAGCAGGCCATATACATGTTTCATATCCTCTTTCTTCTAAGGTGAGATAAAGGGATTGTTCTGTTTGCGGAGTACCTAGGAAACAAATTTTGCCTTTAGGTTTAAGGATTGCGTCAAATTCTTTTACAGCTTCACTAAGCTTGTCTCTCATCGGTTGAGTGAAGGAGTTATTAGGAACTTCCACGTCATCAGCTACGACTTCATCTGCCCTAGAACCTGCCATTTGTCCTAGTACACCTACAGATTTAACTGAAGGAGCATGGTCAGCTCTAGCAGGTCTTACATCAAAACTTATTTTGGAGTTTCTCTGGTTTCCATCTGGACGTAATGGAGCAAGAATATCCATCTCAGTGATAAGTCTCATAGTGAAGGTAGAGAAATTATCAGCTCTATCTTTTGAAGCAGAGACCACAAGGAACTTTAGTTGTGGATTCATGCGTAGTTTCCAGACTACGTAAGCAGAAGTAATCCAAGATTTACCTACACCTCTAAAGGCTTGAATTATTTTTCTTCTAGGTCCGTGTTGAAGGTATTCAGCTATTTCTAGTTGTACTGGTGTTGGGTCTGGAAGGTTTAAATGCCTCCAAGTAAGAATTAGAAAGTATCTAAAGTCTTGTAATTTCTCTGGTAAAGGTTGCAATTATCTTTCTAGTGGGTGAATAGCTTCTAAGTCAGGTAAAGAAGCCATCAAATCTCCAAAAGGTGATTCTGGTGCAGGGATACATTCAATACCATTATCTTTTAAAAACTGTCTAGCAACATTTAAGTCAGAAGGTTTAGCATCACCTGCTCTAATTCTGTCTAATAATTCTTGTACAAGTACTGTATGAAGGCTTTCTAAGGCTTTT